ATCTTCAATTTATTCGTTCAATGGTGGTGTAGAGTTTATGAACGAACATCATAGTTGTGAGTTAAAACAAATTCAGACAGTTATAGAAAAGATAAATGCTCGTAAGTTTAAAACGAAGGTTAGCAAAGAGAAGACGATCAAAGGAAAACTTCTGTATAGTCAGGCGAAATTGAATTCGGAGTTTAAAAGACTCTTCGGAACACAAGATATTGGTGGTGGGTGGGAAAGAAAAAGAATAGGCTGTGATTATGTTCCTCTTCAGTACAAGGACGGGTTTGTGCCCCAAACCAGATGTTTGAAAGGTTTCAGAGAAATTGATTTTGTAAAATCAAAAGTTGGAGTGGAAGTTCAGTTTGGTAAATATTCATTCATGGTCTATGACATTCTAGGAAAGATTCCAATTTTTAAGAAACTAGGATTGATAGACTGTGGTGTAGAAATAGTTCCAACAAAAAGATTTGCGGAATCTATGTGTACTGGTGTATCATGTTACGAACAATTAGTGTGGGATTTGAACATGATAGGAAACACATCCCCTTCTGTTCCAGTTGTCGTTATAGGAATATCAGATAAGTAGAATTAAGTGGAATAATAGTATATGAACACACACCGCATCATTCTTGGCGATTGTATTACGGGCATGAAGACGCTGCCTGACGGCTGCGTTCAGACTTGCATTACATCCCCACCGTACTTTGGCTTGCGTGACTATGGAACAGGATCGTGGGAAGGAGGCGACATAGAATGCGATCATATTGATACTACTGCAATGGCAGAAAGGCTTCGGCAAAAGAAGTCTATGATTGCTGTTGGTGAACGAATGGATGGCAGTACAAGAACTCGTATTCACGATGAGCAGATTGGACAGGGAATTCAATATAACCATTCTTGCAAAAAGTGTGGCGCAAAACGAGTAGATTCTCAAATTGGTCAGGAGGACACCGTGGACGGCTATGTGCAGAAGATGACCGAAGTGTTCCGCGAGGTGCGCCGCATCCTGCGTGATGACGGTACGCTGTGGCTGAATCTTGGTGACTCGTACATGGCTGCAAAGAATGTTGCACCGCCTCCACAGACCATCGGAGGTCAGCGTGGAATGCCATCGGATTTTGTACCAGGCAATCGCAAGGATCAGAAGGGGCTGAAGACCAAGGACTTGATCGGTATTCCTTGGCGCGTAGCCTTTGCACTGCAAGCAGACGGATGGTATCTGCGACAGGACATTATTTGGAGCAAGCCCAATCCCATGCCTGAAAGCGTGGAAGACCGCTGCACGAAGTCGCATGAGTACATCTTCCTGCTGTCTAAGAAGCCGAAGTACTACTACGATCACGAAGCGATCAAGGAACCACTGGCAGAAAGTTCCGTTTCACGACTACAACAGAACATCCAATCACAAACTGGTTCTACCCGAGCAAACGGTGGAGCAAAGACCAACGGCAACATGAAGGCTGTTGGTAATTTGAGTAGTGGACTAAAAAACAAGCGGTCTGTCTGGACGGTAAACTCAAAAGGCTACAAGGGCGCACACTTTGCGGTGTACCCCGAGAACCTGATTGAGCCGTGTGTGCTGGCAGGATGTCCTGTGGGAGGAACGGTGTTTGATCCGTTCACGGGCAGCGGCACCACTGCTGTTGTGGCACTGAAGAACGGACGAAACTATATCGGGACTGAATTGAATTCTGAATATGTGAAGATTGCGGAAGAGCGGATTAAAGAATCCGTTCCACAAACCCTAGAGGAGATTTTAAATGAGCAAGTTTAAGCCTATTGGAAAATGGATTTGGGTGCAATCGCACCTTGGCGGTCAGAAGGAAACCGAAGCAGGCATCATCTACAATGAAGTAGTGAAAACACAGTACATTTGGGCTACGGTTGTCGGAATTGGTGATAAGATAACGGAAGACATCAAGGTTGGAGACAAGGTTCTGTGGGATCGCACCAAGAACCAAGGTCAGGGACATGATGGCAGGGACATGGTTCATCAGGACTGGATTGCACTCGTTGAGCGTTAAGGAGCATCGTGGACTTCTACACTTCCGTTGACATTCGTGGCAAGAACATCCTGTACCGTGGATGGAAGAACGGGCAGCGTCAGCACCTCCGTGTGCCGTTCTGCCCTACCCTCTACATCCCGTCCAAGGACGCAGGAGAGTTCACCACCATCAACGGCAAGCCCGTGCAGCCCATTCAGTTTGACGGCATCGGGGAAGCCCGCGAGTTCATTGACCGTTTCAAGGATGTCTCCAACTACGACATCTACGGAAACACCAACTTTGTGTATCAGTACCTTTACAAGGAGTTTCCCAATGAAGTCGATTACGACTTCAGCAGCCTCCGCATAGCCAACTTGGACATTGAGACATCGTGTGACGGCGGTTTTCCCACGCCATCCTCTCCCACGGAGCGGGTCATTGCAATCACGATCTCAATGAGTGACAAGACCTATGTGCTAGGCTTGGGAGACTTTCATATTGACGGCGAGGGAGTTTCCTGCATTCCTTATGATGACGAGCAAGAACTGCTTGCAGGGTTCATTGAACTGTGGAGGTTCCTTGATCCCGACATCGTGACAGGGTGGAACATCCGCTTCTTTGATATTCCGTACCTTGTGGCGCGGATGAACTACCTTGAAGAAGGATGGGGGAACTCCCTCTCGCCGTGGGGCAAACTACGCGAGACTGTGGTGAATCGCATGGGACGCGACCAGACCGCGTATGTGATCAGCGGCGTTGCCACGCTTGACTACTTTGAACTGTATCAGACTTTCACCTATGTGAAGCAGGAGTCATACTCCCTCAATCACATTTCCAAGGTGGAGTTGGGCGAAGAGAAACTGTCGTATGCGGAATACGAAACCATTCAGGAGTTCTACACACAGAACTTTCAGCGGTTCATGGAGTATAACTTCCAAGATGTGCGGCTCGTTGATCGCCTTGAATCCAAACTGAAACTGCTGGAACTGGCGGTGGCGTTGGCGTATTCGGCGCGGGTGAACTTTGAGGATGTGTTCTCTCAAGTCCGCACATGGGATGCCATCATCCACCACCACCTGATGAGCAAGGGCATGGTGATTCCGCAGAAGACCGATCAGAAGAAGGATGATCAGTACGCGGGTGCGTATGTGATGAATCCCATCGTGGGCAAGCACGATTGGGTGGTGAGTTTTGACTTGAACTCGCTGTATCCGCACCTCATCATGCAGTACAACATCTCTCCCGAGACAAAAGACACCAATCCCGTGTGGCGGCGCGGAGCCATCTCTCCCGAGTCCATGTTGGCACGGAATCGCGGGGAAGCGGTGAAGGATTTCATTGATCCTGCGGAATATCTGAACTCCGCGAAGGCAGACGGCGTGAGCGTGGCGGCGAACGGCGTTGCGTTCGTGCGCGACCGCCAAGGCTTCCTGCCCGAACTCATGGAGAAGATGTACGCAGAACGCAAGCACTACAAGAGCCTGATGATCGCAGCACAGAAGCGGTTGGTGGACTTGGACAAGAACGCTCCCGCCGAAGAGCGGCGCAAGATTGAGTACGAGATTTCCAAGTACCACAACTTCCAGTTGGTGCGGAAGATTCAGTTGAACTCCGCATACGGCGCAATCGGCAATCAGTACTTCAGATTCTTTGATGTGGCACTTGCGGAAGCCATCACGCTTTCGGGGCAGTTGAACATTCAGTGGATCGGTGACGCGCTGAACAAGTTCCTGAACCGCATCCTGAAGACGGAGGGCGAGGTGTATGTGATCTACATGGACACGGACTCCGTATACTTGAGACTTGGCAAGGTGGTGGATTCGTCTTTCAAGGGCGAACGCGACACGCAACGGGTGGTGGACTTCCTGAACGGATTCTGTGAGCGGGTGATACAGCCACAGATTGAGCGGGAGTTCGCCACCCTTGCGGACTGCATGAACGCCTACTCCAACAAGATGGTGATGGGACGCGAAGTCATTGCGGAGAGCGGCGTGTGGACTGCGAAGAAGCGGTATATGCTGTCGGTGTGGGATGCCGAAGGCGTTCGCTACAAGACCCCGAAGTTCAAGATCATGGGCATTGAGACTGCGCGTTCGTCCACTCCTGCGTATGTTCGCAAGGCACTGAAGACTGCCATTGAGATGGTGCTGATGCGTGACGAAGCCACGCTTCAGGAGTTTGTCCGCAAGACGGAGCGCGAGTTCAAGTCCCTGCCTGTTGAGGAAGTCGCCTCTCCCCGTGGCGTGAACGGCATGGACGAGTACTCGTCACCGCTCACGATCTACAAGAAGGGAACGCCCATCGCGGTGAAGGCGGCTCTGCTCCACAACGCTCTTGTCAAAAAGATGGGCTTGAGCAAGAAGTACCGCACCATCGGTGAAGGCGAGAAGATGAAGTTCATCTACCTGAAGACTCCCAATCCCATCCACGAAGGCGTGATCGGTTTCCCCGTCACCATGCCGAAGGAGTTCGGTCTTCAGAAATACATTGACTACGACACTCAATTCAAAAAGACTTTCCTTGAGCCTCTACGCGCCATCACCGATGCGATGGGGTGGAGTCCCGAGGAAAGAAATAGTCTTGAGTCACTGTTTGCTTGATTCGTTCACTACATACAGTATCTAACCCCTAACAAAAGGATTCGTAATGGCTACAAAGATCGTGAAGGTTCAGACTGGCGAAGAACTCATTGCTTCCGTCACCGAGAATTTTGAAGGCGATACCGTTGTGTCGTATACCCTCAAGAATCCGTGCATGGTTGTTCCCATGCCCACAAAGGGCGGCGGTGCAAATATTGCTGTCGTGCCGTGGATGGCTTCCGTGAAGGAGCAGAAGATGACGGTTCCTGCGTCCTATGTGATGTTCACCGCCGAGCCTGCAACCGATCTTGCAAACGAGTTCAACGGTGCGTTCAACGGGCTTGTGGTTCCCACCGCTGCTTCCGCAGGACTCAAACTCACCACCTGATGAGTACCCTAAATCTTGAATACTTGAAAGGTCTTCTCTCAAAAAGAAAAGACCTGCTGCGGCGTGAAACACAGCAGATGATCGTTGACAAACTTACGCCGTTGGATACAATACGGGCTAACGAGTCCGAGATGATGCTCATTGACGCACAGATGAAAGAATTGGAGAAAGCATGAAACTAAAGGACATTCTGAAGGCAGCAGGAAACAAGTACGCCACCGTAGCCTCTGACGGCTTGGAGGGCAGCGATGTAAAGGGATTCATCTCCACGGGATCGTATGCGTTCAACGCACTGTTGAGCGGTTCCATCCACGGAGGAATGCCTGACAACAAGATCATTGCCCTTGCGGGTGAGCAAGCCACAGGCAAGACCTACTTTGCCCTGAATGTGGTGCGTGAGTTCCTGAACTCCGATCCCAACGCGATGGTCATGTACTTTGATACGGAGCAAGCCATTACCACCGATCTGCTGAAGTCCCGTGGCATTGACACCGACCGCGTGGCTGTGCTGCCCGTGGCTACCATTGAGGAGTTCCGCCACCAGTGCGTTCTGTCGGTGGACAAGTACCTTGAAGCAGACAAGGACTCCCGCCCCCGCATGATGATCGTGCTTGACTCGCTTGGAATGTTGTCCACCGAGAAGGAGATGAACGACACCGCAGAGGGCAAGAATACCCGCGACATGACTCGCGCACAGGTGGCAAAGGCAGCGTTCCGCGTCCTGACCATCAAGTTGGGTCATGCACGGATTCCCCTGCTGATGACGAACCACACCTACGATGTGGTGGGCGCGTATGTTCCCATGAAGGAGATGGGTGGCGGCAGCGGTCTGAAGTATGCCGCTTCCACCATCATCTACCTGTCCAAGAAGAAGGACAAGGTGGACAACGAGGTGGTGGGCAACATCATCCACTGCAAGGCACACAAGAGCCGACTCACCAAGCAGGACAAAATGGTGGATGTGCAGTTGAATTTTGAAACTGGACTAAACAAGTATTACGGACTGCTTGACATTGCGCTGAAGCACGGTATCTTTACGAAGGTGTCCACGAAGATTCAGTTGCCCAACGGCAAGACCGTGTTTGAATCGCAGATCAACAAGAACCCCGAGAAGTACTACAACGAAGACATCCTGCGGGCTATTGACATTGCCTGCAAGAAGGAGTTCTGCTACGGCAAGAGCGAAGCACAGCAGGCAATGGATCGTCTGGCTGAACTTGATGAGGAACTTGGACTAAATGAGTCAAACTGAAAAAACGATCCTGTCGGGACTGCTGAACGATCCCGAGTTCTGCAAGAAGACCATTCCATTCTTGCAGGAGGAGTATTTCCTTGATCGCGTGGATCGGGCTGTGTTCCGATCCATCAAGGATTTCGTGAATCAGTACAAGGGCATTCCCACAAAGGATGCCCTGCTTATTGCACTTGAAGACAACAAGGGATTGACGGAGGACGAGTTCTCCAAGTGCAAGAGCCTCGTAGGAGACATGGGGAAGTCCGCCAAGCAGGACACGCAGTGGTTGAGCGACACCACCGAGAAGTTCTGCAAGGACAAAGCCATCTATAATGCCATTCTTGAATCCATTCAGATCATAGACGGCAAGGACAAGGCACGGACTCCCCATGCTCTCCCCGAGATTCTTTCAAAGGCTCTCGCGGTTTCTTTTGACACGAATGTGGGACACGATTTCCTTGAGGACTACGAGTCTCGCCATGAGTTCTACCACAGGGTGGAGCGAAAGGTTCCGTTTGACTTGGAGATGTTCAATGCCATCACGAAGGGCGGTATCTCTCCGAAGACCCTGAACATCATCATGGCAGGAACAGGCGTGGGCAAGTCGCTATTCATGTGCCATCATGCGGCTGCGTGTCTCATGCAGAACCGAAATGTGCTGTACATCACGCTTGAAATGGCTGAAGAGCGCATTGCGGAACGCATTGACGCAAACATCATGGACATCACGATGGATGAACTTCAGGACTTGCCGCTTGAGATGTACGAGAAGCGACTGAAGGGTGCGACTCGTGGCGTGAGCGGCAAACTCATCGTGAAGGAATACCCCACCTCCTTTGCGAATGTGAATCACTTCCGCATCCTGTTGGACGAGTTGCGACTGAAGAAGCAGTTTGTTCCCGACATCATTTTCGTGGACTACATCAACATCTGCTCGTCTGCACGGTTCAAGCACGGCAACAACATCAACTCGTATGGCTACATCAAGGCTATCGCAGAGGAGTTGCGTGGTCTGGCGATGGAGCGGGATGTTCCCATCGTGAGTGCCACACAGGTGAACCGCGCAGGGTTCTCGTCCACCGATGTTGACCTGACCGATACTTCAGAATCATTCGGCTTGCCCCACACGGCAGACCTGATGATTGCCCTCATCACCACCGATGAGTTGGAGAAGGCAGGACAGATCATGGTGAAGCAGTTGAAGAACCGCTACAACGGCAAGGCTGCAAACAAGAAGTTCATCGTGGGCTTGAACTATGCGAAGATGAAGTTCTACGATATTGACAGCAGCGTTTCGGAAGACCTGATGGATGCAAACATCCAAAAGGGCGAAGGTGACGGATACGGATCAGGATACGGTGCCAAGGACTTCACGGCGAAGTTCGGCAAGAAGCGTGATACGAGTGATTGGAATATTTGATGTCCACCTACATTGACAAGAAGTACATCAACATGGTGTCTCCCCAACTTGAGCGATTCAAATGGAAGACCCAAGCACTTGCAAATTGTCGCTGCCCCGTGTGCGGAGACTCGCAGCGCAACAAGAGCAAGGCGCGTGGTTTCTTCTTCCCCAAGAAGAACGACTATTTCTACAAGTGTCACAACTGTGGAGTGGGGCATTCCGTATACCGATTTTTGGAAATCGTGGCTCCTGCTCTGGCACAGGAATACGCGCTTGAACGGTGGCGAAACGGGGAGAACGGCAAGAGCAACTATGTGAAGCCTGTGGAGGCGGCTGTAGCCCTTCCAAAGGCACAGATACGGCTTCCTCCCGTGTCCACCCTGCCTGAAACGCACCCTGCACGACAATATTTGGAATCGCGCAAGGTTCCCCACACAGATCGGTTCTATTTTTCAAAAGCATTCGGAGATTGGGTGCGCTCCATTGACTCTACATATACTACCGTTCCGAATGACGAGCGTATCGTCATACCATTCGTGAACAAAGCAGGGGAACTCCTCGCGGCGCAAGGACGCTGCTTGAGCGGTTCCAAAAATTCAATCCGATACATTACCGTGAAGTTCACCAAGGACGGACGAGCGGTCTACGGCGAAGATCGGTTGGATTATTCAAAGAAGGTGTACGCCGTTGAAGGTCCGATTGACTCTGTATTTCTTCGTAACTCTATTGCTCTTGCTGGCAGCGAACTCGCTCACGCCACGAAACTGTTTCGTGATTGCGTTGTTGTATACGACAATGAACCACGCAATCCCGAGATTGTACACAAGATGGAAGACGCGATCCGTAGCGGCTATACCGTCTGTGTGTGGAACAGCAGCATCGGAGAAAAGGACATCAACGACATGGTGCTTGCAGGACGATCTCCCGAAGAGGTTCAAGCCATCATTGACGAGTGTTCGTGCAGCGGTCTGACTGCACTGGCACGGTTTTCACAATGGAGAGTGCGATGAGCGAATACAAACTAGATCCAATGCACGATTTTTGTAACTCCGAAAACGGTAAATTACTGCATGATCGTATTTCACAAATGGACACCCTACAGCGTGTAGAGGTCGCTTCCATGTGTCAGATGTTCTCGTTCTGGCGAGAGATACAGGAAACTCTGTTTGCCGCTGCGGAGGAGATCAAGCGGCTTCGTGCGCGTGTAAGTGAATTGGAGGGTGCAAATGGAAAAGCAGATAAAGATTCTTGACAACGGATTCGTGCAGTATGTTGACCACATGGGCAGCGATCTCACGGTGGTCAACTCTGCGCGTGTTTCTTTCAACAAGGAGAGCGATTGGGAATCCGAACCTGATTGGCGAGGCTACCATCCGCGCACACTTTCCGACAAGGACAAGAAACTCATCGGGTATCTTGCCAAGCACAAGCACTGGACTCCGTTCGCGCATCCACAGATCACCCTGCGGATCAAGGCTCCCATCTTCATTCGCACCCAACTCTTCAAGCACAAGGTTGGATTCACCGAGAACGAAGTCAGCCGCCGCTATGTGAGTGATCCGCCGACCGTGTATTTTCCACATTGGCGCGGCAAGCCCACAAACGGCGCAAAGCAGGGGTCTGAAGACTTCATGCCCATAGATGATGCGTACAACACCGTGAGCCGCCACTACGAAATGTGTGTGCGGGAAGCACTGTTCTCCTACGAACAACTCCTGAAGTTGGGCGTGGCTCCTGAACAGGCACGGGCTGTGCTGCCGCAGGGAACCTATACCGAATGGTGGTGGACAGGTTCGCTTGCAGCGTTTGCGCGGGTGTATGCACAGCGCAGCGATCCTCATGCCCAATGGGAATGCCAGCAGTACGCAGCGGCGTTCGGTGAGATCATTGCACCCATTTTCCCCCATTCGTGGGCGGCTCTGACGCAGAAAGCACCCATCCCTGAAGCCTAAATACAGGGATGACCTACTTCAACGATTCTCCCAAGCCCACAGAGCCACGCCGAACTGCTGCTGTTTCCAGTGGTCAGTTTGAGTCGGGTTCCGTATTTCGTTTAGTGCGCGAAATCCGTGGTTCCGCGTACTCTGTGGGCGATCAGTTCATGCTGGTGGAGAGTGAAGACTGCCATGATCCCAACACGCTTGTATTGGGCGGCGTAGGCGAAAACTACTTTATAGACCCCCGTGGCAAGCCGCTAAAGATAGAGGCAGGGGACACACAGATTGACTCTATTTTTGAGTTGGTTCGGGAACCGCAGCGCGAGGTGGTTGAGGAGATTGGAGCCGAGGACGCTCCACCCCGTCTTGTCACAGCCGAGCAGTTCAAGACTTTCCGCGAGGGTCTTGCTGGCGTTCTGAACGAGATTGCCGCTGTTCGTTCCACTGGCGGGGAGCGTGGAGATCGCGGTCCGCGTGGCTACACAGGGGTTCAGGGCGACAAGGGTGATGTCGGACTGCAAGGACCGCAGGGTGAAAGGGGTGAGCGTGGTGAAAAGGGAGAACAGGGCGAGAAAGGCGATACGGGTGAGCGTGGACCGCAAGGGGAGCGTGGGGAACCTGGTCCGCAGGGTGATCGTGGGGAACAGGGAGAACGCGGTCCGCAAGGGGAACGCGGAGAACGCGGTGAACAGGGAGAACGGGGCGAGAAAGGCGATGCGGGTGATCGCGGCGAAGCAGGAGCAGAGGGTCCGCAAGGACCGCGTGGTGAGCGCGGTGCTGATGGTTCTGCGGGTGCTGACGGTCGTGATGGTGCTATTGGTCCGCGTGGCGAACGGGGCGAAAAAGGTGAACGCGGTGCTGAAGGCGCGATGGGTAAGCCTGGTTCAAACGGTGCAAAAGGCGAGAAAGGCGACAAGGGAGATGCTGGCGAGTCTGGAGTTGTAACCGCAAAGTTCCCGTTGGTCTATGACGCAGCCGAAAAGTCCATCTCTATTGATGAAGCACGCCTAGACAAAATTCTCAAGAAGATCATGGGCGGCGGCAAGGTGTCGCCGCAGGACATGGGTTGGCTTGCGTCCACTGGCGGCGGTGGCAAGGTGGCTGTGTACATCAACGGCTCCAAGATCACGCCTGATGTTCGCACACTGGACTTTACAGGCGCAGGAGTCACGGCTAGCAAGGTGGGCGGCAAGGTCACCGTGAACTTTACAGGCACGGGAGGCGGCAGCAGCGGTGGTGTGGCTAGCGTGAACGGATTGAGTGGTGCGGTTTCCATTGTGGGCGGAACCGATATTTCCATCAGTCCAAGTGGACAGACTCTCACCATTAACTACACGGGATCAAGCGTTTCCAATGCCGTGACATCGTTCAACGGCAATACGGGTGCGGTGCAGGGTGTATCAGCAGCAGCGGCAGGCACAGGCATATTTGTTTCTGCTGCAACTGGTTCCGTAACTATCACCAACACGGGTGTGCAGTCATTCAATGGCAAGACAGGACCAATAAATTTTGTCGCACAGCAGGGCATAACACTGTCCGTGTCTGGCACTACCACAAGCATAAGCCTTAATTACCTTCAAGGCGCGTCTGCAATTGCCACAACCAAAAATCCTGAAAAAAATGATTGGCTTGTTTTGCAGGACAATGGTTCTCCGTATTCCATGCAGAGAACACAACTAGGGAATATTTCGTATCTGTTTTTAGGTACACAGGCAACGAAAGACTCTAGTTCATATTTTAGAATGGCAACAAACATCAACGGCGTTGCCAAAACCGTTGATGACCAGTATGTTTCATTTAACGACATATCATCTGGTGTTCTACAGTCCATTCAGGGTGGAACCGACATATCGGTTTCCGTTTCAGGCACTACATTCACCATCAACTACACCGGAACGGGTGGTGGGGGAGGATCGGGCGGAAACGCCTTCTTCTATCAGAACACCACTCCCGTAGGAGCAACCTATGGAGACAGATGGCTGAACTCTAACAGCGGTTCGGAGTATGTGTTTGTATACGATGGAGACTCACCGCAGTGGATTCAGCCAGCGGTTCCGAGCGGAGTTGGTGCCACAGGACCACAGGGAGCAACAGGAGCAACTGGTCCTCAAGGGGTTCAGGGTAATACTGGTGCCACAGGTGCTACTGGTCCGGCGGGATCGGCAGGAGCAACAGGTACAACAGGACCAACAGAGGATGTGCTGTCTCTGTATATTGATTCCACCCCCGATGATATAAGCACAGGAAATAAGGCATTCCGACTCATACCGTATGACTGTGAAGCACTTGAGTGGTATGTTGTTGCGGGGCAAACAGGATCGGTACAATTTGATGTCAAAAAATCATCGTTTGCAAACTACCCCACCACCTCTTCCATCGTAGGATTGGACTATCCGGGCTTGAGCGGAGCGTTCAAGGCTTCAAACACAGGCATCACCGCATGGTCAGGAATGAGTGCGGGGGACATGGTGGACTTCATCATAAATAGCAATACGGGAATACAGAGCGTAGGATTGTTCATCAAGATCAGGAGAATCACATGAAAGCAGCGGTAGAACATCATTTCACAGGTGCAACACTAGGATTCACTGGTGGTCTTCCACCTGTTGGTTCAACTGCGGGTGGCTACGACTCCAGCAAGACCCTGCTCTCCTCGCTCATTCGCCAAGCCACGGGATCAAACCCCGAGGACAAGTACATTTCTCCCGATCCCGCAGCCATCGTGAACATTCCCGAAGTGTTTGTTGGCTCACAGTTTATGCCCCATGTCTACAAGTGGTCAGACAACATCTACTGGATTTTTGCAGCGACTAATGCTAGTGCCGCAGCAACAAGAACCATAACACTCACGGAGTTTAACTCAAGCACATTTACCTTGACCTACAAGGGATTCATCACGCTATCAGGAACCACGGTCGCAGGAAGCAAAACAGTTCGTTCGATTCGTGGAATCGTGTATAAGCATACATCAGGAACAGTTTCCACAAGTGGCTCTTCCACCACCATCACAGGGTCAAGCACACAGTTCACCACCGACCGTATTGCAGTTGGAGCAAGAATTGGATTTGGAACCACAGACCCAACCGCAGTCACCACATGGTATGAGATTACCGCTATTGCAAGCGACACTTCGCTCACAATCAGCGCACCCGTAAATTTGAACGCAGGCACATCGTATGTCATTGAAGAAATTCGTCTTGCAGTTGCAGTAACAAACTCATCACCTATTAACGGTGGAGTGCATCTCATCAAGGGATTGAACCACGGTACATTCACAAGTGGTGGAACAACCATTACTGAAGCAACCACAACAGACAATATTCGTGCATCGTATTTGCTTACGGATGCGGTAGGAACTTTGGGAACTGCTACGGCAACGGTGACATACAGCACTACAAATATATTGAGTTTAACTGGTCACGGACTCAATGTGGGTGATGCTGTTCAGTTCACTACTACAACCACCCTACCAACAGGATTGGCTGCGGGAACCACTTACTATGTTATTGCCACAAATCTTGGAGCCAATCAGTTTTCTGTTTCCACATCTTTCAATGGCTCCATAACATCTATTACTGCTGCGGGTTCGGGAACACACACGGTTCACTCTGTCAGTAATAGAATTGCAGCAACGCTTGCGGTGGATGATGACGGTCGTAGTGCCACGAGCCACGATTTATACCTTGTGAATGCCGCAAACTGCCAAGTAGTCAAATACAACATGCGAGCAGCATTGACTGTTGGCGCACTTACAGGTGGTCCTGCAAGCGGAACAAGCGTGAGCGCATTCGTCCACAAAACAGGAACAGTTGCGATTACAGGAACCATTTCACAGGTCAACAGCGGAAGAATCTTCACCGTGAATCACGGTTCAGCATCTGGTGTCAAGAGTCTGTATTTTGTTACCACAACCAGAGTTTACCGATGTCCTGTGTCCTCTCTCACAAATGCAAGTACATCTTGGCTTCAGGATTCTATGGTTGAAGTTCCACCCGGCGGTTCGGTAACATATACCACACTTTCAACAATGTCTCAAGTAGATTACTCTTCTACAATTGATCGTCTATTCATAACAAACACAGGCGGAAGATTGGGAACTTATGTGACTCCGTATGTCACAGGAGGAGAGCAGTTTGAGAAGTATATTGGAGCAAACCTTAGCCGATTGAAACTTACTACTACCCCATCAGGTGCAAGCGATGGTCTGTTTCCTCAAGCATCTTTAACTATTTGGACAGAAGACGGTTGGATGTTTGCAATTCCAAACTCAACAACATCCGGACAAAACTGGTTGTATGTGTTCCCGTTCGGCGTAGATGCGTATTACGAATCCACAAGCAGACAGGCAGTCATTACTCCTAAACTCGCAACCACGAACGCAAGCAAACTTTACCATGTGTATGTTGACCATATGGAATATGTAGGAGACTACGGACTCGGATTTCCTGTTGAGTCCTACAAGAAGTGGTATCGCACAAGTGGCATAGACGATAATAGTGGTGCATGGACAGAAATTGCTACAGCAGCGGATTTGGAAGCCGCTGCTGTATCTGATTACATTCAGTTCAAGATTGCGTTTGATATCATGGGTGAAATCTGCACCCCAACCCGCATCTATTCCATCACCTGTCTGTATGAGGACACTAATCAGGATTCGCATTATCAGCCATCCTTGTCCAAGTCCTCCACCGCAAGCAAGATATTCGCATGGAAACAGGTTGCTGCATGGGGATCAAATATCCCAAATATGAGAATTCGTTTGTATGATGCAAGCAACAACAATGAACTACTGAATGATACTGTCACTCTGTCCTCCTACGGTACATGGCAGTATTCGACAGACGGCACGAACTGGAATTCTTGGAGTGCCGCACAGGATACTATTGGAAACTACATTCGCTATACCGCAACGGGTTTTGGATACAGCGGAGTCACCGTCAGAGCATTGCTGACACAGGCATAAAATGGATGACATCATTTTCTACAGCGAATACTTCTTTCTTGATATGCCAGTACAGGCATCGGGAACGATATCTGCATTTGAGGCAGACAGTTCGTGGTTTGTACTGAGACTGGCGTTGCCCGAGAGAATATCCGTAGGTTAATATGCCCATCAACTTTCCAGCATCTCCCGCCCCGAACGAAACCTACACTTATTCCGGTTCCACATGGAAATGGAATGGTGCTGCATGGGACTTGACTGTTGGAGCCATACAAACCACCGAAGACTATGTGATTTCGTTCAACGGAGTCACGGGTGCGGTGCAGGGGGTTTCTGCGGCTGCTTCAGGCAGCGGAATCGCGGTTTCGGCTGCAACAGGTTCCGTGACCATTACAAATATTGGAGTGGTGTCGTTCAATGGGCTTACGGGTGCGATCACGGCAGTTGACGGGGGAACCTACGCCTAAATATTGGCACATAGGAAGCACACCACATGGGAACAGAAATCACATTCCGTAGAGGCTCAAACTTCCCCACCTCGGGGTCGGGAATTACTCTATCGGAACCAGTATTTGAAACCACGCTGAAGACTTTCCACATCGGCTTGGGTCACGGAGTCACTGCGGAGTGGGTTGGCGCACCCATTAGCGGCTTGAGCGCGGAGATTGCAGCAGGCATTACCTACAAGATTCCCACTCTTGCGGCGGTCAAGAACTACATCGGTGGACTGTGCTACGGGAACACTGCTGGAGGTGGAACATCCATCACTCAGTATGTTGCTTCTTTAAACGGACTCACGGGTGCAGTTGGATTGGCAGGCGGAACGGACATATCCGTTGCCATTTCTGGACAGACCCTCACCGTAAATTACACTGGCTCAAGCGTTTCCAATGCGGTCACCTCGTTCAACGGACTCACTGGTGCGGTTCAGGGCGTATCGGCAGCGGTTGCTGGAACGGGAATCTCCGTTTCTGGAGCAACAGGTGCGGTCACCATCACCAACACTGGTGTGGTGTCGTTCAACGGCAACACTGGTGCGGTTCAAAGTGTGTCTGCTGCTGTTGCAGGAACAGGCATATCTGTATCGGGTGCAACTGGTGCAGTCACCATTACTAACACAGGCGTTCAATCATTCAACGGAGTCACAGGAGCCGTTACTGGCGCATCGCTTGGTGCAAACACCTTCACGGGGCTACAAACCCTGAATGCAGGACTCAGCGCATCTGCCGTCTATGTGTCCACTGGTTCAACTTTTGCAGGATTGGTGACCTTCACCAATGGCGTATCTGCCGCTGGAACAATTACTCTTGCGTCACCCAATCTCACGGGAACACCAACCGCACCAACTGCGGCACTAGGCACCAACACCACACAGATTGCCACCACTGCTTTCGTACAGTCAGAGATTGTGGCTGATACGGTCACGGCGTTCAACGGTCGGACTGGTGCGGTTCAGGGTGTCTCTGCTGCCGTGGCAGGAACAGGTATATCCGTTTCTGGCGCAACAGGATCAGTAACCATCACCAACACTGGTGTACAGTCGTTCAATGGCAACACAGGAGCAGTCACAGGCGCATCGCTTGGTGCAAACACATTCACTGCCCTGAACTCCTTCAACGCAGGCATCAGTTCTGTTGGTGGAACATTTAGCGGCGATATTGTTAAATTCTTAAGTGGTTTGTCTGCTTCTTTTGTGAGAGTCGGCTCGCTTGAATCAAACAATAGCAATCCTGTTACTCTTTCCGATAATAGACTCCGATTTACAGTAGTAGGATTTCCCACTTCATCCTATACAACTCTTCAGGCAGATCCCACCACATCAGCCGACCGAACAGTAACTCTCCCTGACGAAAGCGGAACCGTTGCACTCACATCCCAACTCATGGGTGCAGTGAACGGCTCAACCGCTGCAACCACCGCTGTTACCTCGTTCAACGGACTCACGGGAGCGGTCGGCGGGGTGTGTGCTGCACAGGCAAACACATTTACCGCGCTACAGTCGTTCGCTTCAGGAATATCTGCCAGCGGAATCACCGTTGACGGTGCAATAGAAATAAACAGAAGACCATATTGGAATTTGGGTTCAGATGAAAATGTAGTGAACGGTGTGTCTGCTCTGTTACTGCAAGGAGCAACCCTAGGATACGCTTCAAGAATTTCGGTAAATGGATATTCCTTTCTTGGAAACACTGGTTCGGTTGATCTGATTCCATACAACGGAATTGTATATGTTCGTCGCGGAGAATACGGTGATCGTGATCTTCCAGCGGCTGCTAGTTGGACTTCTTCAATTTACATAGAAGAGAATCAGGTTTTTGTAGGAAGATACTACGGAATCATTACAGTTCCGGGTTCTCTGACCGCAAACAGAACGGTAACGATTCCCAATGCTAGTGGAACCCTTGCACTCACATCCCAACTCATGGGTGCAGTGAACGGCTCAACCGCTGCAACCACCGCTGTTACCTCGTTCAACGGACTCACAGGCGCAGTCACAGGTGTCACGGTGGGTGGTGCAAACACCTTTACAGCACTGAATACTTTCAATGAAGGTATCAGTGCGGCAGGAGCCACATTTGCTAGTAATATCATCGTGAACACCATGACGGTTGGTCGCGGAAATACTAGCGGTGCTGTATCAAATACTGCTTTGGGAGTCAGTGTGTTGGCTGTGAACAGCGGCACATTCAACACAGGAGTCGGAAACTCTGCTCTAACCGCAAACACGACTGGTGGCTCCAACACAGCGGTGGGAAGACGCGCACTGTTTGTAAACACCACTGGCTCATCCAACACAGCGATTGGTCAAATTGCGCTCGGTGCGGTCACTGGGGGTGTGTTCAACACCGCGATTGGTTCAGACTCTCTGTCTTCAACACTGGTAAGCAACAGTACAGCCGTTGGAGCAGGAGCAATACAGTATAATGTGAGCGGCAACGACAACACTGCTGTGGGTGCGTTTGCGGGATCGTTCTGGGGTGAAGGGTCTACGGCATCCATTTTATCGAATCAGTTGCAGACTGGTGCGGGCGGTGTTTACATTGGATACTACGCTCGCGGATCAACATTTAATCAAACAAATGAAATCGTAATCGGAGCCAACGCTGTGGGCGGTGGCTCAAACACTGCCGTGATTGGCGCAACCTCACAGGTTTCTGCAACAGTTTACGGGTTGTTCAACGCGCCTAGTGGCGTGTGTGCCAGTGGAGCAACATTCTCTGGACAGGTACGGGTAAACGGAAACCTGTTTGCCAACAACATCGTGAACGCCTTGAACGGCTTCACTGGTGGTGTCACCCTTGCAGCAGGCACAGGCATCTCGGTTAGTGGTGCAACAGGTGCAGTCACCATCACAAACATCGGTGTACAGTCATTCAACGGACTCACAGGAGAGGTTGGTGGAGTGTGTGCGGCACAGGCAAACACATTTACCGCGCTGAACTCGTTTAACGCAGGAATCAGTTCAGCAGGAGGAACCTTCAGCGCACTCACAAGATTCACTGCGGGAATTAGTGCTTCTGGTGGAATGACTCTCGCGGGATTTTTACAGGGAACCACTGCAAACTTCACAGGCACTGTCACAGGAACAACTTTTATTGGTGGTTTGAGCGGAAACGCCACAGGTATAATCATAAATGCAAGCAGTTCTTCTTCAGAATTGTTTCCAGTTTTATGCACATCCACAAGCAGTACTGTGGCAAGAGCAGATACAGTTGCACCGAGAGTTTCTATTATTCCAAGTACGGGACAACTGACTGCCCCTGTCTTTAGAGTTGCATCTACTGCATCTGGTGGGGCTTTTACTGAAATAACGGACGCTGGAATCATAACTGCTAATAGTGATTTAACACTGCTCTGCGATGCAAACATTCTTTCTTTGGGAGATGTTAATTACATCACTAATGGCTGTAAAATCGTAATTGATAACAGTAGTGGTTTAATAGATGTTAACGCAGTAGGATCTCCACTAACTTTAACTGGCTCATCCGTATCTGTTAGTGGACTATTAAATGCACCCGATGGAATCAGTTCAGCAGGAGGAACCTTCAGCGCACTCACAAGATTCACTGCGGGAATTAGTGCTTCTGGTGGTGTAACCTTTAGCGGAACTGTTTCATCTGACACTGGTTACAGAATAACTTCTAGTGCAATCAACGCACAGACAGGAACCACATACACTTTCCTTGAGAGCGACAACGGCAAGGTACTGACCTTCAACAACGGCTCCGCAGTCACCGTGACCATCCCCACCGCGTTACCAGTGGGTTTCAACTGCACTGCCATTCAGTTGGGGGCTGGACAGGTTGGATTTACCGCAGCAAGCGGACTTACCCTGCAAAGTTACGGATCGCAGTACCGACTAATTGGACAACACGCATCCGCAACTATCATTGAATACTCGGCAAACATCGTGAACCTGTCAGGAAACCTTGTTGTATGATTATTCCAAGCGGAAAGTCTGGAACAGTTGGAAGTTCAGCGCGAATAACAAACGATGTTATTGCATTTGTAGACTTTAGCAATGACTACGGGTGGGCAGGTAACACCGCAAACGATCTGTCGAATCGTTCGGTAAAGTACTCCACACCAGGCGGGTTTATATCTGTGGTGTCAGGCTCCAATGCGGAGCCAGGCTACATTGAATTGGACGGCGGTACGGATTACTTAATTGCAGGTAGCACACTTTCCGATTTTGCTACCGTAACAGCAATTACTATTGATGCTTGGGTTAAATTGGACACTATTAATTCTGGTGTAAGAGCCATTGTATCAAATAACAGTACCACAACAGGGTTAGAACACAGAGGATTTGCAGTGATTGCAATCTCTGATGGGTTGGGAACTTGGCTTCCTAGAGTAAATGTCAATGCTGGAGTAGGTTCATCATCTATTGCAAGTTTCACTGGATTGACCGCTTCAGCAGGACAATGGGTAAACTTGTTTGTGGTGATACGAGACATAGGAGTGCCAGCATCTGCGATGGCAACGGATGCAAAAATGTTTAATCCATCAGGAATTTCTGCATCTAGTTTTAATTTGACTACTATTGGTGGTTCCTCTCACGGTCTTACTAGCACCAATGCTTTAGCAATAGGAAGACGATCTACCGTAGCAACACAGTATTGGGACGGCTCTATTGGTGCTGTAAAGATATACAATCGTGCGCTGTCGGAAAATGAAATGAATCTCAACTATGACCGATCCAAGAAACGCTATGGTCATTCATAACACTCCCATTTTCTACGCAGTGATTCCCTCCTCGGCAGTGGACTCCGTGGACTATGGGCAGACTCTATGCACACGAGAAGGCGTTCGGTTTTCACTTGACGGCAGCAAGTGTATTGTAAAGTGGGTGGGAAACACTGTGCCTACTTCAATTTCTGCAATTGGTGAACACGAAGGACTGTATACCGCAAATGAACTATTAGCCATTGTTTCTGGTACGGATTGGGAGCCTCCCGAAGCGTAAACCAAATACTCATCCGATTACTTTAGAGGGGCGAAAGCCCCTCTTCTTGTTATGATGCACTCTACATACTCTACCCAATAACCAAGGAGTAAAAACATGAAGCGATTGCCTACCCTCTATCAGGATTTCATCCACCTTTCCCGTTACAGCCGTTGGATTGAATCCGAGAAACGCCGTGAGTCTTGGGAAGAAACGGTTGACCGTTACTTTCGCTTCTTTGACGAGCATTTCACAGAGAAGGGCATCAAGATAAATAAGGCAGTCCGCGAAGAACTCCGTGAAGCGGTTCTCAACCTTGAGGTGATGCCGTCCATGCGGTCGCTGATGACCGCAGGCGAAGCCCTCAAGCGCGACAACACCGCAGGCTACAACTGCTCCTATGTCGCGGTGAACAAGGTTCGCGCATTTGATGAGATACTGTATGTTCTCATGTGCGGAACGGGTGTAGGCTTTAGCGTGGAGAGGCAGTATGTGGAGAAACTTCCTACAATTGCTGAAGAGTTTACGAACAGCGATACTCTCATTGTGGTCAAGGACTCCAAGGAAGGTTGGGCAAAAGCCTACCGAGAACTGGTATCCCTACTTATTGGAGGTCAAATCCCCCGATGGGACTTGTCTCACATTCGTCCTGCTGGTGCGCGCCTCAAGACTTTCGGTGGACGCGCAAGTGGACCTCAGCCGCTTGAAGACCTCTTCCGATTTACCGTCAGCACTTTTAAGAAGAGTGCTGGCAGAAAACTCACCTCCATTGAATGTCACGACATTATCTGTAAGATTGCAGAGATTGTCGTTGTCGGAGGTGTCCGTAGATCGGCTCTTATCTCGCTATCCAATCTCACGGACGAGAGGATGCGTGATGCAAAGGTTGGGCAGTGGTGGTTGGACAACCCCCAAAGAGCGTTAGCGAACAACTCCGTAGCCTTCAAGGAGAAGCCAGAGATCGGCACATTCATGGAGGAGTGGCTGTCGCTCTACAAGAGCAAGAGCGGTGAGCGCGGCATCTTCAACCGTCAAGCCGCACAGAAGACGGTGGAGAAACTTGGTGATCGCCGTGATGCCTCCTACGAGTTCGGCACAAACCCCTGCTCCGAGATCATTCTCCGCGACAAGGAGTTCTGCAACCTGTCCGAGGTGATTGTCCGCGCCGAGGACACTCCTGATACCCTGAAGCGCAAGGTTCGTCTTGCTGCCATTCTTGGCACATGGCAAGCCTCGCTCACCTATTTCCCGTATCTCAGCAGCGATTGGAAGCGCAATTGTGAAGAGGAGTGCCTGCTTGGTGTTTCGCTCACAGGCATTCTTGACAACCACTTCATGCGAACGCAGGGCGACAATCTCAATGTGCTGCTTGAACTGCTCAAGGCTGACGCGGTTGCCACGAACAAGGAGTGGGCTAAAAAGATCGGCATCAACCCCGCAGCGGCTATTACTTGCGTGAAGCCAAGCGGCACGGTGTCACAGTTGACGGATGCGGCTAGCGGCATCCATGCTCGTCACAACGAGTACTACATCCGCACTGTTCGTGCCGACCGCAAAGACCCCATGTGTCAGTTTATGATTGACAAGGGATTTCCTGCGGAGCCGTGTGTCATGCGTCCTGATCACACTATGGTGTTCTCGTTCCCGCAGAAGGCTGTGGGATCGGTGACGCGCAACGACATGACTGCGATTGAACACCTTGAACTGTGGCTCACCTATCAGCGTCACTGGTGCGAACACAAGCCAAGCATCACGGTTACTGTTCGTGAGCATGAGTGGATGGAGGTTGGTGCGTGGGTGTACGCGCACTTTGACGAGATCAGCGGCATTTCGTTCCTGCCCCACTCCGATCACACCTATCAACAGGCTCCGTATCAGGACTGCACACAGGAGCAGTATGAAGCCGCTGCGGCTAAACTGCCGCAGTCCATTGATTGGAGTGAACTCACACAGTACGAGAAGTCTGACACCACGAAGGGAACGCAGACCTTTGCGTGTTCAGGCGACAAGTGCGAAGTGGTTGACTTGACTACATAAAAGAACCCCACGGAATATCGCATCTCCCGTCCGACAACCCCCGAAAGGGGGTTGTTTCTTTTTACAAATCTAGACATTTTTATTCCGCCAAGTCCACTAGATAATTACATGAAGAGAGGTGCAGTCCATTCTCTTCTCTTGGCGTTTGCACTCGTCTTGCTGCAAGCCTGTGCATGGGACATCGCCGCCGCCACTGCGCCGAAGAGCGCACCCCCGCCGAAGAGCGGGGAGATTGAACTCGTAGAAGCCCCCGTGGAGCCAGTCTTCATGCGGGGCTTCTCTCGTATTTCTGAATGCGAAGACACCACTGTGGGTGCTTTGGCACGGGAGGATGGCACGGTATACGGTAGCGGTGTGCTTGTGGGGGCTTCCCATGTTCTCACTGCCGCGCACTGCACGGAAGGGATAACACCCTACTGGTTCATCTCTGGCGGGGAATTCTTCAAGATCCGCTCTGTCACCGTGCATCCACAATACAAAATTGGAGAAGTGATTTTTGTGGATCTAGCCATGCTGCGCTTGGATGCGCCTTGCCCTGCCACACCCGCTACGCTGCCACAGGAGGGCTGCCA